TCCGCCCCAAAGGTCACTCGGGTGAGTACCTTTTTTCCAGATGGGGCTATTATTTCTCTCGTTAAATCTAACTTAGGTTCGTTTTCTCTAATGAAGTTGTTTATGTATTTTGAATCCATGATAGGCATTTTAGATATAAAATCCGCAATTGCACTTTCTTCTCGGTTACCTTCAACCTCAATAATTTGTTTAGTCAACTTCAGGGTTACTGAAGGTGAAACCATACCCTGTGGGTATGCATCAATCTGTCGACTAATACTTTGACTTTCTCCGTATGTCAGAAATTTAATTTTAATTTCTTTATTTGTTTTTGGTAAAACTAAAGAAATCAAACCTTCTGAATTAGGCACAACATCACTTTTTTTGAAATCTAACGCCTCAAGTGTTATAGTATGTTCAAATTTCTTTCCAGTTTCAGGGTCGGTTAAAGTAAAATCATAATTAGCACCAAATGAAGTATTTCTTAAAAAAACTAAAATAGCTTCCAAGTCACCCTCCATCATTTCTTCAGGTCTAATATCAGGTTCATATAATTTACTTCTAACTAAATTAGTAATGATTTGGTCACCACTTAAATTACCAACCGACGCCAAAATATTTTCATCGGCAGCAGTTAGGTATCCAACCTTAACAGATTTTTTCTTATTTTTATAATATTTTCCCTCACTTGGTAATAACACCACATCGTGTGGAAGGTCCAAGTGCATTTGATTCATATTGTCACTCATAGTTTTTTTTATTAGAAAAATACCTTATTCTTATTTATTGTAAATAAAAAAACCCACGAAAGTGGGTTTGAATATAAAGTAGTAAAGTGTATTAATATAATAATACACAATAGTCAGGTCTCAAAGACGCTTGGATAGTTACCAATCCATCTTCAGAGTAAGACAATCCTTGGAAGTCAACTTTTGTAAGGAATGTGTTTTTAAGAACCCATTTCTCAATTACAACACCTGTTGGGTCTAATAGACTTAAGAAGATGTCTCTTTTATAACCTGCGGCATATCCCATACGTCCTGTTACAGACTCAGCGTGTAAACGAACCCATTCCATCAATGCTTGTGAAGCAGAAGGTCCAATTGGGTCACGGAAAGTTACAGAGATTTCTCCCCATTCATACTTACCAGCAACATAAGTCTTAGTATTTAAGAAATCAATTGCCGTAGAACCAATCGTTAAAGAAGGTCTACTTGTTGATTCTACAAACCATTCGTTAATACCCAAGTCATTAAAAGACATGATAAACCTATTTTTCCTTTTCGGTTCGTAGGGTATCGGCATTTTCATCAGTAAATCAGCCATATTATTTTGTTTTAAATTTTTCTTTTATTTTATTATAAATAGTCCCTCTTGAAAATTTTTCTATTTACTTTAAGGTTTTTTTTATTCAAACTTGCTATAAGTCCAGTTTATAAATATTAATAGTTTTGTTTTTTACCACCATGTGTTGATATTGTTTGAATAATATTTTCTGGGTCTTTTGATAATTCATCTTTAACTTTTTCTAGATTTCTTAAATCATCATCTGAAAATCCTATTGTAGGAATAAAATTATTACTAATATCATCTTTAAACATTACTGGTTTTTTAAGTATATTTGCCAAATATTTTACATATCCTTGAAATTCTTTTAAAGCGTCAACCTTTCCTTTTTCGGGACTTTGAGCAGAACCGGCTCCAAATGTTACAGGATAATATTTGTTCATATCCATATAAGCATTTATAAGTTCTTTATCCTTCATATCTTCTTCATTCGCAAACTTTCTAAATTTTCTTAAGTTTTTAACTAATTCTTTTTTAGAAATACCTTTAAAGTTAATTTCAATCATGTTTTCGATAGCTCTACGTAAAGCCAATGGTGAATGCCCTCTTGCTGTAACTATTGAAAAAATAGACCCACCATTAATTGCTTCCACAAAATCGTCCCAAGCAGGACCTATTTTAGCCATCATTGAATCAATAATGAATCTTTTGTCACCTTTACTACCAAAGTTCCTAAATGGGTCGTCAGCAAACCCCACAATAGTTTTTTTCTTATACTCAAAAGGTTCAACTCCAATCTTTATACGATATTCCGCAAAATCTTCCGTGGACATACCAACTTCCTCATTATCTTCAGTACGAAGCATTATTTGTGTCGGCATCGTAAGGATATTATCATCCCAATCAAAAGCATAATACTTTAAATCGGGTGTAATTTCTTCTTCAAATTTTTCTACTAAAAACATTTTCATATCTATAAATATTATGTAAATAAAAAACCCCCACATTTCTGTGAGGGTCTTTTTAAATTTTGTTTAATTAGATGTCTTCGAAAGACGCACCTGTTGGTGTAATCAAGAACTCAATATCGATGAACTCTAATGCTTTAGTTGGTTTGATATAAATCTTACCTACTAATTGGTTAGCATCTAAGTCCTCAGGTGTATTTTGTACTGTTACACGGAAGTCGTATAAACCTCTGTCTCTTCTAATCGCATCTAAGATTGGATTAACAGAGTCAAGGAATTGTTGTCTTACTGTGTTATCATTTTGTTCGAACAATAATCTAACTGCTACCGCAGAAATTAATTTACGAGCTTGTAACAACAATCTTCTAACGTTAATTCTGTTTAACGCTGAGTCAGCAATTTGAAGAGTTTTATTACCCCAAATAACAGTTCCAACATCGTTGAAGGTCGCAATTGGGTTAATTCTTCCTTTGTAAAGAGTGTCTCTATCTTCTTGAGTTAATCTCTTTCTTGCTCTAACCGCATTTACAACACCTCTTGTGTAACCCGCAGTTGCAAACCATGGGAAGGCGATATTATCAGTTAACGCTAAGTTACGAGTAACTTCAGCCGTTGCTGGTAAATAGATTTGAGTATTGTTTACAGTATCACGAGTAAGAACCCATGGGTAGTAAGTTGCCGTGTAGTTAGAGTCAATTCCTGTTTGTTCTAAACTATCAACCGCCTCTTGTGGGTAAATTAAATTATCCATTGAAGTTGATGGTTGTAATAGATTAAAGTCAGGAGTTGTACAAACGTAGATTGAGTCAGCTCTTTCATTTGTAATCATATCGATTGCCGATTCAACTAATCCACTATTGTTTACATAATCAACACCAGGTGTTACAAGTGCATTAATATTTGTAACCTCAGGGTTAGAAAATGTTCTAATACCTAACAAGTATGCATAATAGTCAGTATTACCATAATTCATTGTACCATCCTCAATAGTGATGATTTTAAATGAACCCCATCCTGTTGATGTTGGATATGGTGCTTGTGGACAAAAACCTGCTTTAAACGCTGTTTGACCTAACATATATGAATCACCGTTACCACGTTTTTCCTCATAAATGTCCCATCCGTCAAAACCACCTTGTACCAAGAAACTATATTTTCTTGAGTATAAGAAGTAATATGGATTCTCTGAGTCTGTTGGTTCAGAACTAAATGAACCATCACCAACCTCAAATTGTGTAACACCACTTACTGTTACAACAGTTGCACCACTATCCATGTGGAAACCTTTTGTAGTGTTTGGCCAGTTGTTGTAACTACCCTCTTCACACAAATCACCAATTGGTCTTTGCTTTCCTTTGTAATCGAAGAAATCAGCATCAACACCTACTGAAGATGAAATACCTAAATAAGTTCTTCTTTTATTATCACCAGGACTAGTGATTGCGTTATCACTACCTGCCGAATTACCAAATGGAGGATTAGCAATTACTTCACCAGGGATTGCGTAATGTGTTTTATAAACAGGGAATGGAGATGTACCATTAGTATAACTTCTTGTTATAAAACCTTCAAATCCACAAGGAAGAGCATCTAACGGAGCTTCTTCATTCATTTCTAACATGATATATTTAGAAAGAATTGCGTACTCACCGTCAATAGAACCAACCTTTTTAGCCACAAAACTGTTACTTGTGGCATCTAATGTACAATTAGTAAATTTCTCAATAACTGTTGGGTTAGCATCAGTATCATAGAAATCTCTAACTATCAAATCAAATGTTCCATTGTTAAATGAGATATTTGCTATAGAAACTTTAACTTCTCTGTTTGCAGCATTTCCATCAGGAATAGTATAAACACGGAATAATTTATAAACTAAATTACCTCTAAGTTCAGAGACAACCCAAGGAGATGACGGTGTTTGGTATCTTTCTAAATAGAAACCAGTTGTATCAGTATTTGTTGAAGTTCTAGCATCACCTAACTTAATAAAGTTATTTGCGTTTAATCCACGAATGAAACCTTGACTATATCCATAGTCCAACATTGTTGAATATCTTTCTTCTACAAATAAAGGTACTTCAGTTCTGTCTTTAGCAAAATTTGAAACACCGAACACACTACTAATATAGTTAGATTGTGATGTTGTAAATGAAGTTTCAAAACTGAACGTATTATTATCGTAAGTAATACCTGAAATTAAGAAAGTTAAGTAAGGATTTTGACTTATTCCTGAGTAACTACCAGTACCAATCATTGTTACATTTGAAGCACCTGTCACTTGATATTGTGGACCATGTAAAGTTGTTGAGTATTGAGTAATACCTCTTGAACGTAAAGTTGCCACAACAAGATTATTGTATCCTGAATAACTTGTACCCGAGAATCCGTAATAGAAACCTGATACAGTTCCTGTAAATGAACCTGAAATACCATTAGAATTCCCCGATAAAGAAGAAACGTTTGTATAATATGAGTTACCATAATATGCATTACCGTTAGTAGGTGGAACGAAATTAGCGTAGAACCAAGCATCATTTGTACCTGAACAATAGTCAATTGTTGATGCGGTTATACTGTTAACATCAAATACATTTGTCGATGCAGTTAAACCCGCAGCAATATTAGCAGTTGCCTGAGTACCTGAAACTGGACCAAAATAATAAGCCGAAGTTCCTGATGTACTATTAGTAACTAAAATATTATATAATTGTGTTTGTAAATCACCAAAAATTGTAGATGTTCCACCATTAAATTGTGTGTAACCATTAGTATAATATGTGTTTCCACTTATTACACTTGGAACCGCTGAGGTAAATTGTACAGATGATGTAGAAGCAGTTGAACCTGTGAAATCAATAGAGAAAGATGTTCCCCCTGTTATTCCAACGGTACCACAATTAACATTTGCTACTGTAGTTATTGACCAAGATGGTCCTGCATCATAACCTGATAGACCTAAAATTCTTGTCACATACAATTGATTAGATTGTTGTAAATATGATTTAGCGATATATGCTGCTTCATATTTTGGGATTTGTGTGTTCACAAATTTCTCAGGTAACGTACCTCCAAAATAAGTTTGGAATTCATCATAATTAGTGATGAATAAAGGTTCAAATGCGGGACCCTTAAGAGTTTCTCCCACAATACCTAAAGTAGTTACACCAACACTTTGTGAAACAAAAGATAAATCTCTCTCTGAGGTATAAACACCTGGAGAAACGAATACTTTGTTTGCTGTTGCCATTTTTTAATTTAATTGTTTAAAATTTATTTATTGATAAATATTCTGTAAAACTTGAAAAACTATTGGTCTAAACAACTATTTATTGATTAGTAAGAATAAAATCTTACTTTTTTCTACCTTGAAAATAAAGAACCTTAAAATATCTGAAGAATCACATTTGTTATTAAAAAAACATTGTTTAAAGCATGGATTGAAAATCCATAGGTTTATTGAAAAACTTATTGAATTAAATTGTACAGAAAAAAGGGATATCTACGGAGAAAATTAAATCAGTATAGACTCGAGTTGGAAATTTGATGGTTGAGTATTATCGGATTTAATAATTTGAATTGTTAATACATCATTAGTGTTAATCTGTATTTCTCCTGTAATAAGTTGTTGTATATCTGTCCCATAAAAAAGTCCATTGATATACATCGAATACGAGGCAATATTTTCAGCATCGATTAATTTAATATTTGAGGTATACTCAAATGTTTGGGTATATGCCGTAGTCCCGATAGGGTAAGAAATATTTAAAGGGATTCTATCAGGATTTGGAGGATATTTGTTAACTCTTCGTTTAGTTTTTCTTGGATTAACTTCCATTAATACTAATGAACGACTAACCGCAGGTCTAACTTCAAACTGTTCTTCATCAAGTAAAAACCCTTGTAAAGTAAAACTATATGATTGGATATAATATCTTCTCTTTTCAACATCCATAACCGACTCGTCAGAAACTTCATCAAGTTGTATTGGGATATAGTGACCTTTAATTTGTCTGTAAGCCTGTCTTGATGCAAATTTGTCAATAATAATTTGGTTAAACTTATTAAGTTCCCTCATTCTATTACAAATAATTTTAACAGAATATTTTATATCAACAGGGTTAGGTTGAGGTATTGTATAAATGTCCATACCCTTTCTTTGTCCATCCCACGTTGGTACCGCCGCGTAATGATATTGTCTTCTATTTGGTATATTATATGACAATGAAGGTAATGTACCATATTTCACTTCAGGTATTCTAATTGTGGTAATAAATGGTGGTTGAACATTTTTATCAATATTATTAAAATCCCATGTTTGGGTGAACTGAGTCCAGTTTTGTGTAGTCATTAAAATATCAACAACTTTAATTAAATTTCCACTAACAACTGTTTTTAAATCTTGTTTAACAAAATCCATGAACCCACGGTCAAAATCTTCATGTAATAATGATTTGGGCAAGTAAGTTCCATTCTTATTAATATCCTCAAGAAGTTGTTCTCTTCTCTCATAACCAACAGGTGAGGATGTAAGTGGTAAGGTTTTTTTAATTTTTGGTAACGACATTATTTTTCTTCATTATTATTACCACATTTATGACAAATATATGGGTCATTTCCTCCGTCTGACAAATCCCAAGACCAACCGCAATCACAAATTACCCGACCATCTTTTATCGATTCAACAATCATTTTTAGTTGTTTCTCAGAAATAATTATTTTCATTTTATAATCCTCTAAATTCGTTTTCCATCACAGGTGATGCGTTTATTGTTCTATAAAATGGTTTATATCCACCATATGTGTGTTTGTTATCCGACACTACTCGTCCGTCATTATTAACCACATAATATCTTACCTGAGTTTCAGTTTCGTAATACCC